TGGGTAAAGAAGATTTTCTTTTCTCTACGCTTATCTTTAATATCATAGTTACGACGGATGGATAGAACCTTCCGTGACTTTTCTTCAATAGTAACAATATAAGGAAGGGACAGACCGTCATCCTCACCGTGAAACTGCTTTGGCAAATCAAGATAGCAGTGCTGTTCAAGTAGAACATATTGTGGGTCATGTTGTGAAGAAGGGGAAAGACCCAAGATCGTGTCCATCTTCTGTGCCATTGGAGTTTGTTCTGGCATAGAAGCTTCAGGCAGGTCAACGTCGGCATACATACCTGCGGCTATGTCACGTTGCATTTCAACTGGACTACGATAAATCACGTGAGTATAACGGTCTGCCCGTCGCAGGTCCGTTGCATAATATGAAATATAAAATTGGTCGATAGGTACAAATTCAGATACAGGGCGATTTAGTCCCTGATCAAAGTATGTCTTTTTGAATGCTGATCCAATAAGTGGTAGATGGAAAAGCATACGTTCAAATTCGTCAAAGTATTCAGTGATCTGGTCAGTGACCTGATAGTTCATAAATGCTTTAACACGGTTAGCCTGATCCTGCTTTTCTTCAGTAACGTCACCAACAATTTGTGACTTTACAGGACCAGCCGGTGGAAATAATTCTTGTGTAGCTTTAGATTGAAACTTAACTGCTGATTCAATTAGAATAGGATGCACAGCAGTACAAGCACCTTCAAATGGTTCTGATGCTTCTTCAAGCTTTAGACCTAGTAGATCAAAGCCACGTTCAAACATAGACTCCCAATCTGAACGTGAGTCTTTGTCTGCTTCAAAGTTGTCAATAACTTTAGCAGCAATTTCTTCCAGTTCTTCTTCATCCATATCTTCTGCAAGATTACGATAAAATTCTTCTGGTTCTTCCTTTTGCTGTACCTTTGATCGTTCGTCTTCTGGCGGTTTAAACTCTACAATAATACCACCATCTTCTGGATCAAGTTCCATAGTAGCTTCGTTGCCATCTTCGTCAATGGTTCCGCTTGACTCTATCTCAATAGATATTTCTGCTGTTGGAATAGGATCAAAAGGGTTACGTTCAGTTGCCATTTTCTATATTGCCTTTGGTTGATAATTAGCGTATGGATTACGTTCTACTACAGAACCGCCTTGTTTTTTATTATTATATAATAATTTTAAATTTTCTTTAAATACTTTTAATCTAGCCTTCTTATCTTTTTCTTTTCCTGCCCACCAATACTTAGCCCAAAAATCTTCAATACTTTGTGTGCCTTTAGTAACTTTTGATATATCTGCTTTTGGTTTTTGAAGTAAATCATAAACAGCTAAAGCCATTTGTTGATCTGCTGTTAAAGTTGAAGCATCATAATTTTCGTCATCTATAGCTTTTTGTATCCAAGAAGGAGGAGAATTATCAAATATTTTTTTTGCTCTCTTTAAAGCAGTTTTCATACTTTCAGGTTCAAACTGCATTAAACCTCTTCCCGGTCCACCACCATACTGTTTTAGTTCTGGATTCATAGTTCTATCACTCTCGTGAAAAGCAATAGGTTTAAGAACTTTATCATAAATATCTGAAGAAGTTCCTTTTCCTTTTTCTTCTGCAATACTTAAAGCTACATCTAAATCATTAGGTACAGGAGGTTTTACTTTAGGAGTAGGCACTTCCTCGGTAGAAGAAGACACACCAGAAATAGCTTCGTTCATTGCACGTGCTTCAGCTTCATCTGCTGGAGTAGCTTGCTCATATCGAATCATAATAGGATTTACATTATCACTAGGCATACCACCCGGTGACAACATTGAAGCTAATCCTATAACAGATGTTAAACCTTTGTCAACCATTATATTGCTCTTGCTTGGTAATTATATGGATTACGTTCTACTACAGAACCTCCAGCATATCTATTAACAATTTTATCATATACAGGATGTTCTTTACCTCGAACAGAAATAGTTCCTATTTGTTTTCCTAAGTCAACAAAACCTTTAACTGTTGGGCGTAGTCTTGGCTCAGATGGAGCATCAGCATAACGAGTTAAATTAACTCCTTCAGGAAAATTAGCTTCTAAAGCATAATAATGCTTTCCTTTATTTTGAACAGAAACTAATGTTGGAATATCTTTATATTCAACTGGACCGTCTATCCATTTCCATCCAGCAGATTTTTTAAATAAATTAGTTTTAATTTGTGTAGCACCTTTAGTAGTAGGACTACCTACAACTTCTTTTTCTACAGGACTAGCATCAAACTTTGGTTTACCTTCAGGAGTAATAGAAATAGAAGCAGATTCTACATTTTTATTTGTAAGAACATCTCCTGTTTTTGGATTTAAATATTCACCACCTTTAGGTCTTTGTCCTTCAGGAAACATTCTTTCTGGTTTAGGAAATACAGAAATATTTTCTGTTGCAGCTTCTTTTGTTGTTTTACCAGATACTTTGCCAATATGCTCTGGAAATACTAATATCTGTTGTGACCTGTCGTCAAAATCCTTAAAGAGAATTGAATCATATCCTTCTTCTTTTAGCTTATCAATATTTTCTTTAGCATACAATCTTTGTTTATTATTTTTGATAACATAAGGTTTTTCAAGATTTTCCAGATTAAATCGTGAAATGTTTTGTCCACCTAAAAGTGGTTTTCCCTCTATATCAACGCCTTTCATTAACGAGGCTGTTGTTGCTTTTTCTTTTGTTTTAGGATTAATATATTCACCTGTATCTTTCATTTTACCGGAACGACGAGGATCAGGTTTTTTAATAGGATTAAAATCTTTTGTTGCTCTAAGGTTAGCATACTCTTCAGCTACTTTAGGATTAATGGTAAAATAAAAACCTTCTCCCATAAACTGATCGTTAGGATTACCAAACTTTATATCAAAATAATCTTTACCTTTTTCTTCTAGTCTACCCTTTGAAGAACCATGATAACCAAACAAACCTGTTTCATTAGGTTGTTTTGGTAAAGCTTGCTTTGTTTCTTCCGGTAAGTCTTCAAATAAACGACGAAGAGGTGATATAGCTTCTTCAGATACTTGTCGTACTTCTTTGGCGGAGCCGGGAGACACCATAAATAAAGGAGTAGCTGCTGCAAGTCCTGTTGCAGCTAATGCATCGGGGATATTACCTTCTCTTAAAGATGGAACTATTCTCTTAACCTCATCCATTCCAGCTTTTATATCAGCACCGGGACCAATTAGTTGAGCAAGTCCTAACAAACCTTTACTAAGGTGAGGACCAAGAGCATACCTAGCATCTTTATCAAATCCAGAGGCTAAGTAGTTACGTACTCTTTCTAAGATATTTCTATCATCTTCAATTTTATTTTTTACAGAAGATAATCCACCATCCTCGCTACCATAATAATTATGTAGCATAGCTTCTGGACTTAGAATATTTTGTTTATTGTTTGCCATAATGGTAGATACTTCCCCTATCTTTCTCCACTACTTAATTTCAATACTATATCACATAGTTAAATTTTATACAACTCATACATATTTAAAAATATAATCTTGTACTGTCTTTCCTACACAAGTCATACCTAAATCTTTACAGATGTAGTCTGCTATATCTTGCCTAGATATACCAAAGCTTTCACAGTTGTTTTTAATTTCTATGTTGATTACTGGCTTTGTTCGTTTGATTGTCTCTGCTGCACCTTTGAGAAATTGTAGTTCAAAGCCTTCTACATCAACCTTGAGATAGTCTACATTCTCAAAGTCAAAGCTGTCTAGTGTACGCATCTCTGCAGTATACTCAGCATTTTCTGCAGCGATAGACGCTGTACCGCTATTGCCTTCTGTTACATAGCCTAGCGATATTTCTTTTTCGTACTTATCGCCTAGTGCACAATCATAAATTCTATATTCATTCTTTGATTGATAAAGGTTCTCATTAAGACAATCCCTATGCTCTTTGATTGGTTCAAAGCAGATTGTCATATCAAACATATTTACTAGATCAACAGCCCATGTGCCTACGTGTGCACCAACATCAATAGCTGTGCCGTAGTTATCTACAAAGCCTAGACTGTGAAACCTATGTGGCTTTTGATATTCTTCACCATTGAAGTGATTATCTTTTACTGGAAAGTAAAACTTATTTCTTTTTTCTAGTAGTGCAGATGACATTGTTATACCCTTCTTCTTGTTGTCATTACACCAGTAGTATCACTAAACTCTCCAGTATGCAACTCTTTTTTGTCGTCGTGGGTTTTCATCGTCTTCCCAATCAGCATCTTCCATATGCTCAATCCGCCAACTCTCCTTCAAGTATAGTGCAGCCATTGTCAGGGCATCTACTTGGTCATCGTGTGGTGCATAGGGGAAAGTAGTTATTTCCTCCTGCAATTCATCTGCCCATTGCTTGTAAGCTGGTAGATATATTCTTCCTGATTCAAAGAGAGGAGTAATAGCGTTAAGCCTAGAGGTTTTGTCTTTATCTGGTGTATACTCTAACACTGGCAGTCCTGCGCGGCGCATATCCTGAATCAACGACTGTCCGCTCGCCTTTTTTTCTACCAAGCAAACATCCGGCCTGTGAGTTTTAAACTGCTCCTGCGCGATCCTTCTAAGGTCTGGGTATTCGT